TTTGCTGAAGACTGGCGCGATGTGAAAACTGGCGAGGAATGTGGTAGGATAGAGGGCGAAAAGAGCAAAAGGCCGTATCCGGCTTGCCGCCCTGCTGCTACCGCAAGAAGCATGACGCGCTCTGAAAAAGAGACGATGGCTGAGAAGAAGACTGGTTCTGCCAGAAAATCGTGGGATGTTTCTCCTTCGGGAAAAAAGAAGGAAAGTTGATATGAAGTACAAAGACCTTACTCAAACCAATGTTGGCCGTAGCACAGTCTGTGCCGTTGACGATTTTCAAGTTCCTGTCAATGTTGGCGTTGGGGCAAGGCTTGCTTCTGGCTCCGCTACTTTTAACATTGAATATACGTTAGATAATTTGGATGACATTCAATACTGGTATGTAGCCCCAAATTTTTCTGCGCTTACCGCAACCACTGGTGGTGAAATTACCATTCCGTGCAAAGCAATTTGCATCAATATTACTAGTGGGACAGGAACTATAGTTGCAACCGTTGTTCAAGCTGGACCGGCATAAGGGGCAGTCATGGCAACCAGCGGAACGTATACATACAATCCTTCGCTGGGCGAGTTGACCCTTTTTGCTTACAATTTGGCTGGCGTCAGGAATACGGCTCTTGTTCAAGAGCATATGGAAGCTGCCCGGATGGCGGCAAACCTGATGCTGGCAAACTGGAGCAACAGAGGGGTTAACTTATGGGCGGTTGACCTTGTTACGGTTCCACTGGTTACAGGGCAATCTACTTATAACGTAAGCGGCAACACCGTCATGATGCTTGACGCCTATATGGTGATTGACGACGGCAACGCTGACCCTATTGACCGCATCATCCTGCCTATCAGCCGCACAGAATACGCTTCATACCCCAATAAAGAGCAACAGGGGTTTACGACCGTATTCTGGTTTGACCGCCTGATCGCGCCGACTGTTACCCTCTGGCCGGTTCCAGATGGTACGAGCGCTCAGTATCTGAAATATTACAGGGTTCGACAGATACAGGACTCTAATCTTCAGGGCGGTCAGAACGTTGAAATTCCTTATCTGTGGTTGGACGCCTTTGCTTATGGGTTGGCTTCTCGGCTTGCTCAGATATGGAATCCGCCGCTGATACAGATGCTCAAGCCGCTTGCTGACGAAGCGTATCAGGTTGCTGCGGATCAAAACGTTGAAACGGCAATGACTTACATTTCGCCGATGATTAGCGGATATTTCAGGTAAGGAGCGCATAGATGGCATATGCGTCTCAAGCTGGAAGAGCTAGAACAAGCCCAAGCAACCCACAGGCGCATGCAATTTGCGATAGGTGCGGTTTTCGTTACAACAATGTAAATCTTTCATGGCAGTTTGATTGGGCTGGTGCGTCACTTATTAACAAGCGCCTGCTGGTGTGCAACCCGTGCAATGATGTCCCGCAGCAGCAGTTGAGGGCTATTATTGTCCCGGCTGATCCCGTGCCGATCATGAACCCCCGGCTTCAAGACTTTGCCACGGCAGAGACGAATACTCGGGCGACATCAGGCCAGAACACGGTTGATTCAAGGACTGGTTTGCCGGTCATTAACGGAAATACCCGCATTACGCAGAATGATAAAGTGCGTGTGACGCAACAGACGGGTGAACCTCCGTTCGGGCTTAATGAAGAGCCGGGAACGAGTATTGCTGTTCCTGCCGATATTGGTGGCAACGATCCCGGATTGCCGTACAATATGGACGAAGTGCCAGAGACGGGATCATTGTAATGTCCACGAACATCCAAATCCCGAACCTCCCGGCAGCCATTGCTTTGAGTGGTACGGAACAGATGGAGGTTGTGCAGGCGGGTGTATCCAGCCGCGCAACCACTCAGCAGATTGCGGATTTGCAAGGCACTGGCCCAACCGGCCCGACTGGGGCAGCGGGACCAACAGGATCGACAGGCGCTACTGGCCCTACGGGTGCGAGCGGCGTTGCCGGACCCACAGGCGTGTCTGGTCCAACAGGCGACACTGGCCCAACCGGCCCCACTGGCGCTACCGGGCCTACCGGCCCTACTGGCGTCTCCGGCCCTACTGGCGATGCTGGCCCCACCGGGCCTAGCGGCACAGGCCCAACCGGGGCTACTGGACCCACAGGTATGTCTGGCCCCACCGGACCTACGGGCGTGTCAGGCCCAACTGGAGACATTGGCCCGACTGGGCCGACAGGTGATACTGGCCCAACTGGCCCCACAGGTGTGTCTGGTCCGACTGGAGACATTGGCCCTACAGGCCCAACAGGCCCAACGGGAAGCACTGGCCCGACTGGACCCACAGGTGTGTCTGGCCCCACTGGCCCCACAGGCGTGTCTGGTCCGACAGGCCCGACCGGAGCTACTGGGCCTACGGGAGCTAATTCTGTTGTCGCGGGACCAACTGGCCCTACCGGCGGCACCGGCCCTACCGGACCAACTGGTAGTGTTTCAAACGCAACTGCGATAGCATACGCAATACTTTACGGACTGTAGGAGAACACGATGTCAAACCCGAATATTGCAGCCGTAGCAGCTATTTACGGCACAACGACCTACTACACGCCCAGCGGCACCGCAGCGGTTGTTCTGGTTCCCAATGCGGCTGCTTCTGGTACGGTTTTTAAGATCAACCAGATTGTCGCGGCTAACGTCAACGGCACGTCTGCAGTAGACACGACCGTCTCGATCTACAGCAACGGCGCTGTGGCTCAGGGGTCGGCCCCGTCTGGCGGCACGGCGTATCCGATTGTCTCAACGGTTTCAGTCCCTGCTGACGCCTCGCTGATCGTGACCGACAAGACGACTGCCATATACCTGATGGAAGGCACGTCGATTACGATCACCAGCGGCACGGCGTCGGGCATCACTTACACGATCAGCTACGAAGTCATCTCGTCGTAAGGAATTGTCATGTCCAGACGTTATAAGGGTGGCGTGACTAGCGCGACTGCGCCTGTTCCTACGGGGCCGAATCAGTGCGGGACCGCAAACGGCATCTGGACATTGCCGCAGCAGATGCAGTCTAGGGCTGCCGCGACGTGGCCCACGCAGGGAGATGTATCTGCAACTTTGGCTATTTTTGCTTTAGGATATGTTAGTGCCGCCGCTTCCACCACCCGCAACAAATACACATACTCTGGCTGCGTTAGTGCCGCAGCCACAGCAGCTAGTGCGGCCTCCTATGGGGGGGCCGCAGCAGGCAATTCTACTGCTGGTATTTTTGCTTTAGGGCGTAATTCCTCCAACCTCAATTCAACCACCCGCAACAAATACACCTATTCCGGCGACACAAATGCAGTAGCCACCGTAGCCAGTAATGCCTCGGCTTACGGCTCCGCAGCAGGCACTTCTACCGTTGGTATTTTTGCTTTAGGGTGTATTGGCTGTTCAGCTTCAACCACCCGCAACAAATACACCTACTCTGGTTGTACAAGCGCGGCAGCCACAGCATCTAGTGCGTGCTCGTATTACGGCTCCGCAGCAGGCACTTCTACCGTTGGTATTTTTGCTATAGGCAACACTGGCACCGTCCGCAACAAGTACACCTATTCCGGTGACACAAATGCAGTCGCAACCGCATCTAGTGCCGCATCCGCTGGTGGGTCCGCCGCTGGCAATGCCACCGTTGGTATTTTCGCTATAGGCAGCACCGGCACCGTCCGCAATAAATACACATACTCTGGCGACACAAGTGCAGTAGCCACAGCATCTAGTGCTGGATCATGTGGTGGGTCAGCAGCGGGCAATACTACGGTTGCTATTTTTGCTTTAGGAAATGCTCCCACTGCTTCAACCACCCGCAACAAATACACCTATTCTGGCTGCGTTAGTGCCGCAGCCACAGCAGCTACTGCGGCATCTGTTATAGGCTCCGCCGCCTCCAACGGCACAACAGGGGTAAACGCCTAATGTCACGCACATACCCCGGCGGCATCATCACGAAGACCCCTGTCACGCCTGCGGGTCCGAATCAGTGCGGCGCGGCTCCCGGCATATGGACGCTTGACCAGCAGCTACAGGCGCAGAAGTTGGGCATATGGCCTACGCAGGGGACATCGGTTGGGACTTTGGCTATTTTTGCTTTAGGATGCGTTGCCGGAAATCCTTCTACAACCCGCAACAAATACACTTATTCTGGCTGCGTTAGTGCAGCCGCCACCGCCGCCAGCGCTGCATCAAAGCGTGGATCCGCAGTGGGCAATTCTACCCGTGGTATTTTTGCTTTAGGGCTTGATCCATGTGCTTCAACAACCCGTGATAAATACACATACTCCGGTTGCGTTAATGCATCAGCCACCGCATCCAGTAATGCATCATACAGTGGGTCAGCCGCCGGTAATTCTACCGTGGGCATTTTTGCTTTAGGGAATAGACCCTGTGCTTCAACCACCCGCAACAAATACACCTATTCTGGCTGCACAAGTGCGGCAGCAACTGCCGCCAGTGCAGCATCGCGTTTGGGTGCCGCAGCAGGCAATTCTACCGTTGGTATTTTTGCCTTAGGAAGCCTTGGGTGTCCTTCAACTTCCACAACCCGTGATAAATACACCTATTCTGGTGACGTAAATGCCGCCGCCACCGCAGCCAGTGATGCATCACGTAATGGGTCTGCCGCAGGCAATTCTACTGTTGGTATTTTTCATCTAGGATATGTTCAACCTGCCTGTGCTGTTTCTACAATTCGCAACAAATACACCTACTCTGGTTGCACCAGCGCAGCAGCAACTGCCGCTAGTAATGCATCACAAGCTGGGGCAGCCGCCGGGGGTGCTACCGCTGGTATTTTTGCATTAGGATTTACTACCGCTCGTTCCACCACCCGCAACAAATACACCTATTCCGGTTGCACCAGTGCCGCAGCCACAGCATCCAGTGCTGCATCAGCCTGCGGCTCCGCAGCCTCCAACGGCACAACAGGGGTCAACGTCTAAATGAACAGCAAGCCGCATCGCAATAACTCAGACTTTCAACTTCGCTACTTCATGGCGGGCTCTTGCTACACGCCTGATGGTGCGTGGGCGCTGCTGTACGGACAGAAGATTGACATGGAAGTAAAGGTCGAACACTCCAGATCGCAGAAGATGAAGCGCGAAGCCAAGATCATGGAGAACGAGGCGATTATGGCTGACCCCGACAAGAAGCCGTGGGAGCGGATGATTGCGGAAGCCACCATCATCGAGTGCAAGTCTACTGAAGACACATGGCGCAATAACAATGACGCCGCCATCATGGAACTGAAAACCATCAATGACCTGATGGCAGAACTTGAGCCACAGCGTAAATACGGCCACTTGCCCATGCTGGAGGCCAATGAAGCTCACCAGCGTGACGAGTGGCTGGGCGAGCTTCAGGGGCGTGTGGAGAACTTCATTCTATCGCAGGGCAACATCCCTCACGATCACCTGAACACCATGCGCTGCCATCCCGACTTTGAGACAAAGATCGTGCCGCACATCAAGCAGGTCTTCACGGCTCTGGCTGGCAAGAGCGAGCGTTTGGACCTCCTTACGCGGCAGGCCCCCATATTCTTGGAGGATAAATCATGACTGGCTACGTCAAAACCACCACCGACAACCAGTTTGTCGAGTATCCCTACGGCGCTGAAGAGCTGGTGCGGGACAATCCCGGCTTCGGCTACACGCCCTATTCCAATTTCGTTGAGATATTTCCCCACACCGATGCTTACAGTGTCCGTGGGTTTCGCATTCAGTATGTAGAAATCGACGCTGATCCGGTCTATGACGGGATGACGCAGACGGTTTCTCGCTCGCCTGAGCCGTTTGTGCGTGGGGGCAAATGGGTCTTCTCGTGGATTGTCCGCGATCTGACGCCCGAAGAAATTGCCAACATGGAGAAGATGCGAGCCGAAATGCTACGTCCTTGAGGGGGGATTATGACCGACGAGCTAGAGCAAATACACTGTTTTCCGACGACCATTTATGTAGTCAAGAAGCCGCGATTCCTAGACACGGTTCGTCCTGTCG